GAAGTAATAGAGAAAAATGTTCCAGGTGGACTTCTTGACCTTCCTTTTGACGGAAATGATTACGCCCTGGGTTCTATTTTTAAACAGCCTGACCTCTCTACTCTCCCAGAATCCTTTTGGTACGGCCCTCAACATATTAAGTCACAAGGGGATAGCGACCTCTGTTCAGGTTATGCCGTAACATCGGCCATTGAATTACACGAAGACGTAGAACTTTCCCCCGAATATCAGTTTGCACGCACCCGACAGCTCACTAACGCTCCTGTAGATATCTTTGGAGCTAACCTCCGCACCGCCTGTTCTTCTGCTGTAAAGTTTGGTGCGAAAGAGTCTAAGTACATGCCGTGGACGCTCGAAAAGAACGGCAGAGACTTCTTTGCAGAGTTTTCCAACATCCCAGCAGAAGCCGACAATGAAGCATTTGAACACCGCCAGAAGACATACTTCGCCGTGAAGGACGTAGGATATGACCTATTTGACGATATACGCCTCGCCATTCACTCTAATCGTGCAGAAGAGTGTGCAGTAGTCACAGGGGCTAAATGGCGTCCAGAATGGCTTTCTAGCAAGGACGGCATAATTCTCCCCGATTACGGGGACTGGGGGACAGGCCATGCGTTTGTAATACTTGGCTACCAGTGGAAACCTTCGGCCGTTTCTTTGAAGTACGAACACTATTTGGTTCTCCAGCTTTCTAGTGGTGAGAAAGTGGGAAACAGAGGTTTGTTCTATATGGATAGAATGACGGCCAACAAGGAGTTACATTACGGCAACTTCCTTTTCCGTGATATAAACCCCACCTACGCACGATTCCTTTCTGAAACGGGCGAGAAGTACAGTCCTTCACTTCTAGGAAAACTTTCCTCTTATTACCGAGCATTATTTGCATGAAACAAAAACTATTAGAATTACTCCAGCAACTACTAGTAAAACTCATGGAAGCAGAACACAATCAAACCGAGAATAGCAAAAAACTCTATCTTTCGGCCTTCCTCGCTCTGGGCCAGAACTGGTGCAAGAACCACGACCTTGGCTGTGCGGAATCTGTAAACAACGTATTCAAACGTACCTTTGGACGTTCAATTGGCGGTGGAACTTCAACGTACTTAATGTACCAAGCTCTGAAAGATACTAACCGCTTTATCAAAGTACAAAACCCTCTTCCTGGAGATGTAGTTATTTCGCCTTCGGGGTATGGAAACAAAGTAATACCGAGTGGGCATACGGGAATCGTAGGCGAGGGTGAGTGGATTATGTCAAACGACAGCTCTACGGGTCTATTCAAACAGAACTTCACCCACGCCTCATGGAACGCACGCTACAAAGTGAAAGGGAACTATCCCATTCATTACTTTAGAGTGCTTTAATTCGTATCTACTCCCCAGCCCACGTGTTCACACATTGATTAGGGACACTCGTGGGCTGGAACGTGGGTGTGAGTGGATAACGTGGGGATAAGAAGGGGATAAAAAAGAGCGTGCTGTGACGCTCCTGTAGGCTTAATGCCTTTTTTTCTGCTTCGGCGGTTCACGCTTGTTGGATTTCTCCCACTTCTCGTCTTGTTGCTCCTTCCGAATCTGGCGGAGATTTTCGAGTGTTCTCTCTCGCTGTTCGGAATTCTGCTTCAAGAGCCTTTCGCTTCGGGCAGAGCCGTAGGTTTGGCGCACTGCTCCTCCTCTTTCAGTATGTCAGCCTTGGTAACTATGACGAGACCAGCCTTGTCAGCGTCATCACGTAGGCACCATTTACAAACATCAAAACGTGTCCGAGTGTCGTGGTAGGGCTTCTCGATGCGGATAGTACCGCCACATACATGGCAAGCCACGTAAGACATAAAGAACACCTCCTTCCAGTTATACTCTATTACGTTTTCGCTTTTTTCCCAACAACTTCCTGCGCAGATTTTCTCTCCGATAACTTTCTCTTTTACATTCACGACAATAAGTATATTTAGCGTATCTCAAGATATCTTCCTCATTGGCAAGAAGATGCCTCTGTCTCCTACATTTTGAACCCACTGAAAGCTTATGCCCTAAACTACCGTTTCTCCAGCCTCCTCCACCGTTACGTTTGTATAAACCCATACTTTCTAGATATGAAATACCCCGCTCAAGATTTACACGTAGAGAAACAGGTTCAAGGTGTTTTGGATTTACGCACGATGTGTTTCTGCATAGATGATCGATGACCAATCCGTTGGGGATGGTGTCTACAAAAAATTCATACGATGCTCTGTGTGCCATATATGTTTTGTATTTATATCCAAAACGTCCATATCCTTTAGAGTCTTTAGTGTGCAACCATAGCCAACATTCTTTTTCTTCACCCACCCGAAAAAATCTTAAAAACCTTTGTAAAAAGCTGTCCGTCTTCCTATTTTTAAACATAAAACCCCAACTTAGACCGGAGATTCACCTTCGCAGATGAAGCCCCCGTCTAAAATGGGGTTTGGGGCGGTGTCCGGTCACGGATTTCTCCGTTCCACTAGTGTACCATACTTTCGAACCCCGTGTTACAATATATCCATGATAAAAGAATTTTCAAAAGAGCTTTTCAGTTCAAATCGCCTCAAGTCATATTTATGGCGTAGTGCTATGGCAGGAGTAGCGTATGGCCTCACGATTCTTGCTATTCAAATTCAAGCATGGCCAGCAACAGGGGACGCATCGGTAGCACTCTTCACGGCTATTGCACTTGGCCTAGGTGAGTTGTCAAAAGGCATCTCGAACTACCTTAAAAAAGAGGAAGAGGAAGGTGCTGGAGGTGGAATTGCGTAGGAATCTTACATCTTCATAGGCAATTTGTAGGATTCGGTATAAAGTCTACATGTGGAGTTTTCACTTTCTCCACATCTTTGTTTGCAAACGCATTAAATCGCTTCTCGTGGAGGCGATTTTTTGTTTCTCTACTCTCGCCGTGAAGTGTTCGTAACCATTACAGCCCTATCAAAATCATGCACTCAAGAATTGCATCGTGTAGCTTCTTTACCGTCCTTCCGCGAGCCACCAATAAGTAAAACTCTTCCTCACCAAGCCATTTTTTCATAAAAAGAGTGTAGCCGCCGTCGTACCCCTGATCTTCTTTCGTCTGCTTCTGATATTCAAAGCCGAGTAGCTTACTTTTGAAATGGTGGAACCAACAGAGCGCAATACAGTTCTTTGGGTCATAGCGTGTAGCCTTGTGCGCTCGCCCTATGTAGTGGGAACATTGGAGTTTAGCTATCTCCACCACTTTACAGCCAGGGAACATGCATCGTCCGTCACGCTTGCGTATAAACAGGCTAAATTCGTCGTCAGTGGTGTCCATTGACCACAGTTGAGGTTTGGGTAGCTTTGAGGGTTTTTTAGTAACCTTGGGCTTTGTAGAGCGTGCTTTTCTTTTCCAAGCGGTCCTCTTTAAACCCACCTTTCTTTGCATCTGTCAATTATACCACGAAAAAACAGAAAACCGTCCTGTTACAGACGGCTTACTTATTTTCTTCTTTCCCCAAAGATATATTTCTTTAATTTCCTATAGAAAAAGAAGGCAATCTTTTTAGAGAAACTCCCATTCTTAATAATTTGTCCAATTATTTTACTCCTTTTGGTTGCAATTTTTTGTTGAACGGCAAAGGAAGTTTTCGCCATCCGGTCACCTTTTTCTAAGATATCGTATCTCTTGAAATCACCGTTGTATCTTGCATAAACACGCCTCCAGAAATCGTCCATATCTTTTACATAAAACATGATCCCCAAGTAACCGTTATTTTGGATTCTTGAATGGTCAATGAGGTACTGCCATAGCGCCTTTCTCTGATCTTCGGTAAATGTTTCAGAGAAATCACGCCAAGAGTTTAACTTGTTCATTTACTTTTTTATTACTACAACCGAGAAGGTTGTTTTGTTTCATTTCCCAAACGTCAAATACTCATCCTTACAAAGTCTATCGGGGCAAAAGTCTCCTAAAGAAACGTCCAACATGTTGGCGCCACACAACTTGCACTTTGGGTATACTTCTTCGATTGTTTGTACCATTTTTTTATTCTTTAAGCGGTACTCTATAGGGGAACTGTTCCCCACCCTTCTACTGCGGACATGTTCGGGCTAAACCGATAGTTGTTACAGGTATTTCGCCATGCTAGCTGTGCTTTTTATGCACGCATGAGAAGAGTGAGGAACTGTGAGGAGCAGATACCCCCGTTCTAGGCTTGGCCAACTTACGACATCCAGAGGGGCTTCCACCACGTCTGGTTGCACCTAGAACCGCAGGGCGTATCCACTCCCCACACCAAGTGGGGTACAGATTGTCCCCTACTTGACGTTATTTTATCACCTCACTCATCTTTCTTGTAGTTATTGTGGAGGGAGTCGATGGCCCTAGAAGTGTCAGCAATACCTTCTCGCCAGCCGTCGTGTCCTCTGTCCATGTCATTTTCACAGCCTTCTTTACATTTCAGGTCGTCCACCACTCCCTTCGCTGCTTCAAGAGCTGAACGATAGCCTGTTTTCACTCCTTCTTCGAAGAGATGAGTGCTTTGTTTTCCAGTAACTTCTTGGAGTGTAGCGATACGGGCTGAGGAGTATGCCATATCCCATGTTGCGTTTATAATCTCAGCCACTTTTCTTCTCATCGGCTCATAGAGAGGCCCCATTCCCTCGGTGTCTTTTTCAAAACCCCCCAGCATCTCCCCCTTGGTTTTATAGTGTTGTGTCATTGGGTGAGTTTCTCTGCCTTACTAATCCTCCTTCTACCCCAACTTGCAGAGGTCTTTAGTTGCTCCTCTTTGGAAAGACTACTGTAAGTATCTTTTGCATAACGTGCCCACTCAAGAAATGCTTTTTCATGACCAGATGTCACAATTTTTTCGGCCACATCTGGCGCGTAGGCTCCGACGTCCCATACTCTTTTTTTGTACCAAGAGGCAACGTTCCTTAAACCAAGCCAGTAGCACGCTTGCGCTATGGCGTGGGCTTTTTCCATTTGCTGCATGTTTTGGATTTTTTCCATACCTTACGTGTTATGTGATGCTAATTCTCCCTCACCTTTCTCTCTAAGGGATAGGGGGGGGGAGTTACTGTAGTTTTTCATCACCTATCCACTCGAATCGTTCCAACTCGTATGTTTTACCGTTTGCGTGGCAGACGAGGTCAATTAAATAATTACCTTCCACCGATGTAATACCGTTGTGTTTCATACAGATGGCAATTGCACGATAAAGACCATTTCCAATTGCACCTGTTGCTTCGGCGGAAATCATATCTTCCTTTGACCACGTTTTTACAAGTGTCACAGGTGTTGTACCACGCCACGAGAGATAGGTGAGTCCTCCCGCACCTATGAGAATACCAAGCAGAATAAGCAGTGCGTTTTTCATATCTTTATTTCTTTTCCTCTAACGCTTGTAATAGTGAGGAGAGGCCAGCATTGAACGAAACATCTTTTAGAACCTTCACGCCGTTTTCCAAGGCTGTTGTATTCGGCAGAAAGGCCTCGTCTTTTCTCATTTTCCCCGCTATCTCCCTCACACTTCCGAGCATCTCCTCTCTCCCTCTTTCATAGGCAAGAGCTTCGCGTTCGAGGAGGAAGGCTTTAACGGTATCCGCATCAACTTCCCAGTGGTCTCCATAGTCAATTGTTAAGAAACCACCGTTTGCGTAAGATTTTCCTGCTCTTTCATCAAACAACGTCTCACTTTCTCTTTGGTGTTGGGGGAGTGAAGTCATGGTTAGTTCGGTACCACCCACAAGAATAACAGCACCACACCGATAATAAAGGCCAGGAACGCAAGTGTTACTTTCACCATAGCCATTTCAGTAGGTTCATCGAGCGCACCGAGGTCAGCGCACCGAGGTCGAGGTATTCCATTTCGTCGTTGTTGTGTTTCATTGTTTTAGTAGTTGTTTTAATTGTGTTTGTATTCTTCTTCACCACGTTTGTAGATGCGTTTGCAAGTTCGTAGAATTTCGAGAAGTGTTGCGTGCGCTCGCTCTGCTTCTTTATAGGTTCGATGTTCTTCTGTGGCTTCACTTCGCAATTTACCTTCCGCAACAGACTTTGAAGAGGTCAAGAGTTCGAGCTTCTTTACGTTGTACTCATGCTCTCGTGCCGTGAGTACCGTAGCGATGTTGGCAAGAATAGCGGTAGCTTGCACCAAGAGTCCTTCGGCAATTACGGGAGTGAGGGTATCTGGTCGTTCTTGGTGTAGCTGATACAGTGCCAAAAACTTGTTGTAGTTCATTAGAATGGACTATCTGCAAACGGATCTTTAAGTATTTCCTTTGGATAGCCACCTAGGCCTCCTACTTTCACCGTCTCGTTAGGGTCTGATTCACCTTGATTCATCATTGACTGATATTCCTGTGAGGACATTACTTTCTCTTTAATAAAGTTTGGAAGTTTATCAAAGTATTCCTGATCCCAGTTTTGGTAGGTCTGAATACGAGAAGGATTAACTTGTGCGGGCTTCTCCATGCCTTTCATTAAAGGCGAGGTTGAGGCGATGCGTGCGTAGGTATTCCCCTTAGCGTTAGTCTTGTGAATGATGTTTAAGAGGCAGGACTTTCCCACAAGAGACTCTACATCGAAGTGCTCCGCATCGTGGTCTGACATTTTTCCCATCATGCCCTCTACAATTTTTCGTAGGTTAGACTTTTCACCGAAAGAAAGTGTGTACTCTTCGGAGATAACTCGTGGCTGTGGGCCGTTCTCTTGTTTGAATACATGGAGTTCGTTAGGAAGCTCCCAGGTGAGGCGTATTTTAGCAGTATCACGGGCGATACCTTCGTATGAATCAGGAATAGTACCAATGAAGAGGAAATTGTAGAGCGTGGCGATGTGTGTTCCTGCTGTAATTTCTTGAATGTCTCGTTTCATTACTGGTGCAAATGTTGGCATTTTGGTTGTTTTATTTTGTTTAATAAGTACCTCTAGTATGGCTCTAATTAGCCATATTGTCTAGTTATTCGCACGTTCGGTCTATCTCTTTTCTAAGTTGATATATCTCTCCGATCTCCAGAATCATCTCGAGATCGTCACGGTGAAAAATGTAGTACTTTTTTCCATGAGTCACTCCATCCCTAAACTCTTCCCGAATCTCTATCCTTATTTCTTTTTCCATGTTACTTACGTTAGCGTTTACCAATCCACACCCACAGAAGGCAGTTAAATGCCCATGCCATTGCGTGATAGTTTTCAATAATTGCAAAGCTAATAATAGCTACAACACACAAGACGCTCATTATTACCCTTTCTGTTTTCATAGCTAGTTGGTTTTAGCTTCCTCTCGTGCTTCTTCTGTATCACAGCGCATCTCTTCAATTCTATCGTTTTGCTCATGTTCAAACTCTCCTACGCCATATTCTTGGGGTTCCATGTGTAGTATTCGTTTAGTTAGGCCTCCAGAGCGTCTATATCGCTCACCATGCCTCGTAGTTCATCACAGGTAGGGCAACCTACCACCTCGCCACATTCCTCCTTCCTGTGAAGATTCCAGAGGAGGTCAATTTTCTTAATCATTTCTTGTTTGTTTTGGTTTAGTGTTTGCATAGTTTTGTTTGTTTTAAGTGTTTTGTTAGTCCTGTTCAGCTTGGGCGATTTTAGATACCGCTTCCGCTTCTTCTTCAAAGTGCTTCTCCAGTTCTTCTTCATGTCGGATGCGTAGGTTCATGGAAGCGTCTATGGCTTCTGAAACACGCTGTAGCTGTTCTTCAAAGTTCTTTTTTGCTTCGAGCATGTTGTGAAAGACCACATAAATCTCTTCTTCTCGTTCTCGCCAAAGTTGTAATGTTTTGTCCATGTTTGTTTGTGTTACTTTTTTACTCGCTAATGAGCAGGGCGGAGCTTACGGGGGACTGATCACCCACCAGATTTCTCTGATGAATAAACCCCACAAGCTCCACAATGCTCACTAACCGTTTAGGTTGTGAGTGCCGTCTCTTCGCTCCACTTCCCTTTTTCGTTTCTCCGTAGAGAATCTAACCAAGAAGTGGTGGCGGTAGAGGTCGCGTGCCTGATTTCCAGGTGGGGAACGGAGAGGTAATTAATCTCTCGAAGTCTTTGCGGGAGTTGAACCCGCCAGTCACCGGACTCAGACCTTCCCCCATCCAGAAACCAAGCTATTGAATTGTCGAAGTGCTGCGTCCCGTACCTTGTGTATACTTTAGCAAATCATCGTGCGCTAGGTCAAGTGTTATCAACCTTACAATCTGTGAATAGTGGACATTCTTTCGTACAGATACTTTCGGGAACATCCTCTGGGTTTGGGTGATTGTGTCCTGGCCCAAAGGCTGCTGAGTAATCACCCGTCACTATTTTCTTTGTTAAATACCTCAGTTTCTCTTCTGCTTTTGCCTCGATCTGCCGGATTCTCTCACGTGTCACACCAAACTTCTGGCCCGTTCGTTCCAGGGAGTTCCATTCTATGAGTCGGTAGTACATCACATCGCGCTCTTTTTCGGATAAGTCGCCCGCTCCTTGTGCTAGGTCAAGCATCTCGACGATATTTCCGCGGGAAGAGACTAACATTTGTTTCCACTCGTGGTATGTGAATTGATTTTCCATATTCTCTATGTATCTTGGTTGGTAAGGGCTATTCGACGCATATTCAGCAATCCATTAAAGGGATTACGCAGTCTTCGATTAGTACACGGAGCGCAGAGAGGCTTCCATTCGCCTTTGGAGTTTTCTTGCTCCCATGCGTCTTTCTTTGGAACTGGTTTTTTCTTTGTACACCATCCGCATTTTTCCTGCATTTTATTTCTCATTACCTGACTTGTTGGTAAGGGCTAGCGACTCTTCGAAGCCACATCTATCGCATATCCGTATTGGGATATACACAATATCACCTGCTGGTTTCCTTTCCGCGAAATAAAACTTGTGTCCGGAAATCTGACAACGGAGTTTGTTTCTCATTTCTGTTCTTCATTACCTGACTTGATACGGGAGAGGATGTCGTCGACTGTGTTGTTTACCCCAGCGACACGATTGAATTGCGCCAAACTGTACATGTATTCGGGAGAATCTGGCGACAAAACGTGCGGCTTTTCTTCTCTCATCTTTCCAACCTCCTCCTCAACAAGAAAGAGCTGTTGAGTAAGGGCGGAGGAGAGGAAAGCCTTGATGTTCTCGTCATTTATCGGTAAAAGCTCTTTTCCTTCGAGTTTCAGGCTATGAAACGAGCCGAACTTCTCGTCGAAATCTTCCAAGGTCTGCTGACGGAATGAGGTGAGGGGGGTGTTGGTCATTTGAGTTGTCCGATACTTTTCCAACCTTCTGTTTCCAGACTTGCAAACTCCATAATCTCGCAAGCAAGGCATTCTTTGTTCGCCAGGGGACACACAATGCAGGACTGGGTAAACACTTCACGAACAACGTACATCTCTTCCATATCATCTACATAGAGTTCGTTTATTTTAGGTTTGTTCATTTCTCTTTTCTCTTATCTTGTAATGGTACTCTAGGGGGGCAAACTATTTACTAGAGTGAGTTGGTAAGTTTATAAGAGTCTATAAGCTTTTTTAATTCTTCCCCATTTTTTGCTAACTCTTCAATTCTTCTATCTATCCGATCTCCCAAGATATCCAACCTGCGTTCAGCGATAAAGCTTTCTCTTTGGAAGTCGGCGAGATTCATAGGGTTGATATTTCATATTGAATAATTCTCTCGACATCGTCGAATCCGAAAACATAGGTATTGCTGAACTCCTGCTTTGCTTTCTGCACACGCAATTTAGCCAACAGTTCAAGTAGAATGAGTTTTTCTAGTTCTTTCATCCAAAGTATTCGTTAGACTTGGTAATCACTTTTTTACTTTCTTACTCTTCCTCGCCTCCACTCCCTTCTCGGAGAGTTTCTTCATAAAAGCACTGTAGCCTTCCTTGCCCATCTCTTTGCGACGTTTCTTTGCTAAGAGACCAGCCATTTCTTGGGCTGCCTTATTCTTTACTCGCATTAGTCGATCACAATTTTTAGCTCTTTGTCCCAGGGATTATATTCCATTTCATGCAAGACCTTTCTCGTTCCTGCCTCAACTTCCTGAACACCATGTTCTTGGTCACCACCTACATGCTGAATTAGATAGGGTTCATCGCAGTGGATATACTCAACGCCACTTTCGGTCCACCTAAAAATAAGGGCGTTTTTGGAAACAACCTCGTGGCGGTTGCCCGTTGGACCAGAGTCTTGGAGAATGTGGAGTTTTGACAGTGCTGCGTCTCCTGGCCTGGTAACTCCTTCGAAAGGATAGAGAACAAGATCGCCATGGTTGTTTAAAGTTTCCATATTATGACTTCTTAGATACTAATAATTCGTTTGTTGTTTGGTGCCGAAGTTTTGCAACTGTTTCAAGAGCGTTTGTGCTTTCTGGTGGTACAAACTTTATATATTCCTTCGCTGAACTCCACCCCGAATAGGCAAGAACTTTGCACGTTCCGATTCCTTTGAGATTTAGTTCCCATAAATCGTATCCGCCGCACTCGTCAGAATGATCTACCAGTGTTTTTTGTACTGTTTCAAGCAACTCCTTGATTGGTCGCTCACGTAGAAGTGCTGAACGCTGGTCGATGTCCTCCCAGGCAATAATGTCTGTAATAGTGGCTGTTTGAGACTTCTTGAACTGCTCTTCGGTGAATTTTACCCCGTGGATGTAAAAAACTTCTGCTCCACCCTTCCAGTGAATTGCCGGACCATTTGTTGAATGGAAGCGATTTTCCACATCTATTTTTACAAGGGGTGTAGGAACTAAGTACAAAGTGTCTTCGTACTCAACTCTGTAACCAAGTCCTGCTTCCTTTGCCTGCATGAGAAGTTCACAGTATTTGAGATATTTCTTATCATGTTCATTTACTGGAAAATCTGAATCTGGATTTTCGCAATACTCGTGTTCGATTACAAACCAGTCGAAATCATAGTCTAGTGCGCTCCCTGCGCTCCGTGCGCTCCGTGCGCTCCGTGCGCTCCATGCGCTCCATGCGCTCCGTGCGCTCCCTGCGCTCCGTGCGCTCCATGCGCTCCGTGCGCTCCATGCGCTCCGTGCGCTCCCTGCGCTCCCTGCGCTCCCTGCGCTCCGTGCGCTCCGTGCGCTCCATGCGCTCCCTGCGCTCCCTGCGCTCCCTGCGCTCCATGCGCTCCATGCGCTCCCTGCGCTCCGTGCGCTCCCTGCGCTCCCTGCGCTCCGTGCGCTCCATGCGCTCCCTGCGCTGTCGATAGCATCTACGAATTTCTTTTCAAAGATGTCTTTATACCAAACCACTTTTTTTGGCCGTGGTAGATCAAAAAGATCGTAGGTTTTAAGAATGAGTTCCTCGCTCAGTTTTTTGTCGAGAACAAAGTCTTCACGTTCTACATTGCGGCACTGACGTTCTATTAAATCTGCTGTTTTTTGTGAATAATCCATAATTACTTTTTTATCTGCCCCTACAGTCTAGCGCACGGTTGACTAAAAGTCCATGAGATCCTCTGGCAACTTCAAACCTAACTGCTCATAGATAGCTTTACGCTCTACATCAATCTTGGCACGCATGTCGGGTGGTATGGCTGGTGCTATACCTTCTCTGTACTGCTTGGCTCTCTGCTCACGAGTCCAGTTGTCGGCGATTGTTTCTTTGTTGCTCATAGTTTTTTTATCTTTAACGATCCGAAGAAGCACTTACTAAAACCACTTTTTGAACTTTTACAGATACTTAGAAGGTAATACAAGTCGTGTTTTGATAAATGACTCGTCTTAATTGCAATAGCTCTTCCTGTTACAGGCTTCCACTTTGTATTTTTCCTTTCTACGTTAATCGTTTCTACAAACTCTTGAACCAAACTCGCGCGTTCACTATTCGCTCCACTTTTCTTTTTTTGAATTTCTTGCGTCGGCAAAAGATCAAAGAGAGATTTCATACTTTTTTAGTTCTTTCCTTAACTCTAACTCATGTAAGTACAGTTCTCCCATTACCCTAGAATGAATGCAGTAGTGGGCTGGAGTTCTGAGTATGTAGTTTTCTCTGTTGCCACTGTCATGCAGATACCCTCCGTACCACCCTTTGTTACTTCGTTAAGCGTGGTAGTTCTTTTAATCTCATGCAGTAGCTGAATGTCTACGGTGCATATCAGACGGCAGGGAGGTAATGGGAGAACCTTTTCCCCTGCTTTCGCATATGCACCTTAGAATCCTTTATTTATTTACGCGCCACAGGAACGATATGTGGGACGTTGTACCGGAATGCAGTTTTACTTCATGCCACCGAAAAGAAGGATCGAGAGAACGTTGTTTGCATGAACATTAAGAACAGAGTACGGGTGGCAACGATTTGACGAGAGTGACAGGACCCGAACCTGCGCAAGGGCAACCCTTTCGGGATTCGGTACCAACTCCTCATTACGCCAACACTAACTCGTATAGTCACGTTGCATGAGTGGCTCTTGGATGTTGCAGCTTGCCATAACATCTTCCACTGCAAGCGAGAGTCTACCTATTCCTCCACACCCGTACTCCGTCCTCAAAGTTCTTTGGGGCTTGTATTAAAACAGAAAACCCCGCGCTGATTAGGCCACGGAGTTTCTGGGGTCCACCTTGCGACGGACTTTATGAAAACTTAGTCTAATCAGTTCACTATTGCAAGTAGTGATATGAATAGTATATCTATTGACAGAAAAACGTACAATCCAAAATAAGGGGATAAGTTGGGGACAACTAGTAGAACCTCTCACCACGTTTTACCGCTACCTTTTCGGGTAGAACAGGTATAGCGAGCTTTTTTCTTCCAATCTTCTCACTAGCCTCTTGGGTACTTCTGTAAATTGCACGATACGACAGCCACGCCTTTTCACACGGTGACTTTTTTCTATCAATGACCCCACATACATACGTCCTGGCTCTTCTTTCCTTGTGTACATCGTACCTCACCAACTCTTTCCCACACCAGATACAAACAGCCTCCATACGCTTGTTTATTTTATTCTTAGCTGGCCTTCCATTCTCATCTACTAACAAAAAGTAGTCGCCAAGTTTCATATTCTTATTAAAGCACGAAAACCACATCACTGTGGTTCTCACGCACACTCACATCCCTGCGAGCCTAGCTTCTCGAAAGAAAGCTGGAAACAATACCACCGTTCTGATAGACAATCTTGTGGCGGTACTGCATGGGGTATTGTAGAATAAAAGCAGATGAAAAAGTATTCAGTCGTGTATGCAGATCCACCGTGGAGTTACAACGACAAGATGTCGGGTCACTCATTTTCTTTAGACCACGAATATAAAACACAGAGCAAAGAATGGATCAGTTCTCTTTCTGTGGGCAGTATCTCCGCAAAAGATAGCGTTCTCTTTCTGTGGGCAGTATCTCCGCAACTGCCAGAGGCCCTCCAAGTGATGAAAGATTGGGGCTTTAAGTATGTAACAGTAGCATTTTGTTGGAGCAAGAATCATAAAAGTGGAAAGAAGGTCAAGAATCTCGGTAGGTGGACGATGGGCAACGTTGAGGTATGCCTTCTGGGTAGAAAAGGCCGACCACAAAGATTGGTTAAAAACGTTCGTCAGTTAGTAGAAGCGGAACGTACTCGACATTCGCAAAAACCAGCAGAAGTACGAAATAGAATTGTAGAACTCATGGGAGATATTCCACGGATCGAACTTTTCGCTAGAGAGAAAACAGAGGGTTGGGATGTATGGGGAAATGAGGTGGAAAGTGATATAGAAATGTGATAGAATTAACAAGCGATGAAGTACACCGTACTGCTCGCCCTTACTTGCTCTTTTCTTCTCCTTCCACTCCAAGCTAGGGCGGTAGACAGACAGACCATTGATTTTGTAATCGAAGCTCATGCGGAAAGAATCGGCATGGATGCTAACTTGGCTAAAAAAATAGCTTGGTGTGAATCGGGCTACCAAGAAAAAGTAGTATCTCGTACGGGTGACCGAGGAATTTACCAGCTAAATGGAGTCCACGACAGGGAGCTAAAAAAGTTAGACCTCGATCCATTTAATTTTCAGGAAAACATAGAATTTGCTTTTATCCTCATGGAAAGGAATGGTGTGAGAGATTGGTATTCCAGTCGGCATTGCTGGTCAAAGACCGCATACAAACCTAAAAAAGTAGCACGAAAACTCTTGTAATCCTCACCACACTCTTCATTCTCATAACCCTAGTACGTCTCATAACAACCCTATTTCCACAGAACGGTAAGTAGTGGTACTATAAAAACATGCCTACACTGTATGCAAAGTATTTTAGTAAGAGAAAAGAGTTAGAGAAAACGATTATAGAGCTAACGGGTGACTCGCCAGAGATAAAAGTAGACCACACCATTTCAGGTACAGACGAAGAACTTTCAAAACTCCAACTTTCAGCAAAAACAAAAGTATTCGGATGGACTTGTGTGGGCGCCATAGAAAAAGAAAAACCACCAGTTTCTACCGTAAACCGTGGTGAACAATACAAGTTTGGTATTAACAAAAGACCTTTATAAAATATGGAAAAAAGCACACTTCCTTTAACGGGTTCACAAGCACAAGAAAAGATACTCGCAGGGATAACGAAGGTATTTAACGTAATTGCCCCAACTCTCGGCCCAGCAGGGCGTTCTGTGCTTGTTCCTAGAACGTTCAACCGTGGGCCTCGTGTGGCCGATGACGGCTATCTGGCAGCAGAGAACGTACTCCTCAAAGACCCTCACGAAAAGCTCGCAGCGGAAACATACAAAGAGGGTATTAAGAAAACCAACCTCATGGGAGGTGACGGTACAACTGGTACGGGTGTGCTTTCATACAACGCCTACCTAAAGGCAACCAAACTTCTTCCCCAGGAATCAGTGGGTGGTGTGCCTCTTCTTCTTGCTCCAGGAAAAAAGGCTCCCGAAAAGAAATCAGTGCGCCAGATACGAAAAGAGATGCACGATGCAAAAGACCTTGTGCTTGCCGAGATTAAGAAATCAGCAAAGCAGATCAAAACACTCCAAGACCTTGAAAAAGTAGCCCTAGTATCTCTTGGAAAGGAAGACGAAGTAATTGCAAAACTTGTTGCAAAAATGGTGTGGGAAGTAGCCCGAGACGCAGCAGGAAACTTCGTAGACAACCACATTGACGTGGTAGAGGGCTATAAGGGCGAAGTGGAGACCGAAGTGACCCAAGGTATGCGTATCCCAGCCAAAGTATCGGCCAACGCCTTTATCAACCGCCTAGACCGTCACGAAATGGTGGCAGAAGACACGCCTGTATTCATCACGAACCACAAGCTCGACAGCGTGATGCTCGCGAAGGCACTCATCGAAGCACTCCGCACAGCCAAGCTCTCTATCTTCGCCCCTGACTTCTCTTCCGATGTTCTTAAATACATGGTGTCGCTTTGCCAGAATAACGGCTTTACTCTCTATCCCATTAAAAGCCCCTCACTCCGCACGGTACAGCTCGAAGACCTAGCTATTTACACAGGTGCAAAGGTACTCGACAAAGAAACGTCGGCAAAACTTGAGAACGCAACGCCTGACATGCTCGGCTTTGCTACTAAAATTATCGTGAAGTCGGTAGAGAATAGGGAAGATGCTGTAGTTCTTGGTGGACAAGGCGCAAAGACAAAGCGTGGAAAGGATGACCTTATCTCCGAGCGCATCAAAACTCTTAAAGGCCAGATGAAAGAAACGCGCACTGATATGGAACGAATGTCCCTCGAAAAACGCATAGCGAATCTTAATGCCTCAACAGGCGTAGTGCGTGTAGCCTCCTCAACCGAAGGTGACGGGCTCTTCCTCAAACTCAAGATTGAAGATGCTGTCTACGCTTGCAAAGGCGCACTCGAAGAAGGTTATGTGAAAGGTGGTGGACTAGCCTTAAAGGAAATTGCCGAAAAACTACCCGAAAACATCCTCACAGAAGCTCTTAAATCTCCCTACAACCAGATTCAGAAAAATGCAGGTGGTTCACTCGAAATCGGCAAAGACATCTTCGACCCAGCAAAGGTAGTACGCATGATTGTAGAACACGGTGTAACGGTAGCCGCATCACTCATTACTATCCACGCTGTAATCCCAGAAGCACCAGAAAAGACAGAGGCAGAAGGCATGGAGATGGTAGCAAAAGCACTTTCAAAGATTGCCTACTACAACGCAAAGCACCAAGGAATGCTCAAGGAGAACGAAGACGAAGCAGAATCTGACCGCCAAAAAGAATTTGACCGTGTGATGTTTGAGGACAGGCAAGGATAATGTTCACAAAACTTCGTAACCTCTGCCGCCGAATAACCGAACAATGCGAACTGTGCCGTGGGCAGTTGAGAAAAAAGGGCGATAAATATCACGGTTCTATTATGGTAAACGATGATATAGGCGGTAACAGAAAACGAACAGCTTATGTATGCAATCTGTGCTACACGATACACAGTAAACGTGGTATAATTACGAAATAATTAACCACTAACATCTATGCCAGAAGGAGGAGGTGAAGGAGGCGGACGTTCAGGTGCCACACGTATGATGATTATGAAAATGCAGAAATCAAAGAAGAAGGGAGGCGCAAAGAAAACTAAGAAGAAGGGATACTAAATTAGGTTTTTTAGGTTTTATGGCAGGAAAAGCATCAAAAGAAAACGGAAAGCTTGGTGGAAGACCGAATGGCAGGAAGAATGACATAACACTAGAAAAGGAAGCGCAGTTAGAATACTTCAGACAGCGAGTCTTTGCCGCACGGGAGCCACTCATCAATGCGCAACTATCACTGGCGCAGGGACTTTCGTTTTTGTATAAAATAAAGAAAGACACAGGGAAGGGAAAAGAGCAAAAGAGGCGCGCAGAACTTGTTACTTCGCAATATGCGATAGAGGCGTATCTTTCTGGTGAGTATGACGACAATAAAGATGACTATTACTACATCACGACAGAGAGGCCAGACAACGGGGCACTACAAGGCGTATTTGACCGAGCACTTGGAAAAGCACCACAATCTCTAGCATTGCCAGGTGAGGGTGAGGGAGAAATAACTATAAAATGGGGAAGCAAACCGTTATAGAAATTCCCTATTTCCCGAGAACCTGGGCAATAGATTTCCACGACGCACCACAGCGTTGGAAGATTTTAGTACTCCACCGAAGAGCAGGTAAAACTACCGCAGCGATCAATCATCTTCAAAGAGATGCTCTTACCGTTTCAGGCTCAAGATACGCCTACATTTCTCCGACGTATAAACAGTCAAAGAACATCGCCTGGGACATTGTAAAAGAATACTCTCGCTGTGTACCTGGAGTGATCTACAACGAATCAGAACTAACCGTTCGCTATCCCAACGGTTCACGCATAACACTCTACGGTGCAGATAACCCTGACTCACTTCGAGGTATTGGACTGTGGGGTGTGGTGTTCGATGAATACTCACAGCAACCTGGCAACATTTTTACTGAAATCATACGACCCGCACTCGCAGATCACGCAGGCTACGCTATTTGGATTGGTACACCTAAAGGCAAGAATGAGTTTTATAAGCTGTACATGGGTTTTGATACTAGAGGTGAGATACGCGAAGACATAGCAGAGTGGTATCGAGTCTTACTTACGGCTGATGACACGAAGATAATTACACCCGAGGAGCTTAAAAGTGCGCGATCTAACATGAGCGAAGACGAATACCTCCAAGAGTGGTTCTGTTCATTCGACGCTGCTATCAAGGGTGCTTATTACGCACAAGAACTACAAAAGATGCGTGAGGAAGGACGCGTTAGGCTCATACCACATGACAAAGCCCTCAAAGTACACACCGTATGGGACTTGGGTGTAGGAGAGAACCTTGTGTGTGGAATGTGGCAGAAGTCTGGCAAAGAGATAAAGCTCATAGATACATGGCGTGGAACCCGTGACGAGGGTGTGCTTGACGCACTTGCTGAAATCTCAAAGAAACCATATATCTTTGGCAAAAACTTCTTCCCTCACGATGTAGAGGGCAGGGAAGAGACAACGGGCAAGAGTAGAAGAGAAGCAATCGAAGCACTGAACTACGATGTAACGGTTGTGCCAGAGATCGGAGTAGCAAACGGTATTGAAGCTACTAAAAAGGTTTTCTCACACTTCTGGTTCGATGAACGGCAAAAAGACTTCCTTGAAATAATCCCACAATACAAACGTAAGTGGAATGAATCAAAGGGAATGTTCGAGGACACGCCAAGCCATGACTTCGCATCTCACTGGGCCGATATGCTTCGGTATACCTCCGTTGTTGAGGAACAGATGACAAATGAATCTCAAAAGACAATGACTGTTATGAAGCCACAATGGAAAGGATTTAATAGACGAGGTTGAGTGTGGTATAATTATAGAAATGATTAGCAATCCATACGCAGAAAAAAGTGCTTCTGCATACGCACCCTCAAAGGAAATTTCAGCGTTTACTGACATTGTAAAACGTGACTACGGAACAGGTGACGAAATCCTCCACCGTTCATGGACGGAGTTAAACAACCGCTCAGTTATTGACGATATGAACCGTGGACAGCGCATGGCCAATGCGTTTGTTGACGAATCAGTAGAAAGCCCAGAAGAAGCATGGAAGTGGCGTGGTACACGTTCTATGGCTCGCAACAAAGGTATGGCTATGCACGCACAGCTCACAGCCTCCTTCCTTATCCCTGGATTCACCGCACAGAACGATGCAGACGAGGTAGACCGTGATTTTTCAGAAACGATGCGTGAAGTTATCGAGTGGCTCGCTCTTCCTCAGAACTCTGACTATCAAAGCTCATTCCTTTCCCTTGTGTTCGGCATGATCGAGTCTCCAGTTACCTACATGGGAGCTGAATGGTACGAGGTATACCAAAAGATCAAGGAGAAAACAGAAAACGGCTACGTCACCAAAGAAATCCTCGACGAGGTTCTCTCTGGCTTCAAAGCTCCTGTCTATTCAGCAGATCAGGTTCTTATCTCAAACGCTTTTGAAAGAAACATACAAAAGCACCGTTTCAATATCCCACGAAAGTACATTGAGTACGGCGAGGCGGAAGCAAAATACGGTGACCATGAGAATTGGGCCTACGTTCAGCCTGGCATCAAGTCTATCTACTCGGATGACAACGGACTCTTTTACGATATTAAAGACGATGACCACCCATCATTGGTTGAGGAGGTAACGTACAAAAACCGCCGTGATGATACCGAGGTTTGTTTCCTCAATGGTATCTACATGGGCAACGAAGACGTAGAGGCAAACCCTATTCTTCACAGGGATAACCGAAATGCACCGAAATACAACGTAGTTCCGTTCGTCTACAACCGCATCGGCTCTCACTTCTTCTACGGTAAATCTATGATGAACGTAGTGGGCTGGGACAACATGCTCTACGACGCCATGTCAGAGATGACCATGAATGGTGCCTTTCTTGAACTCGAACAGCCTGTAGCCATCTCCGGTGAGGAAAACGTAGATTCGGGTATCAACTTCCCTGGTGCTGTTATCGCCTTCAAGAATAAGGACGCAAAGGCTTCTGCTATCTTCCCACCTAAGAACTTTAGTGCAGCATTTAATGCGATCACAGCTACTAAAGACTCGATTGATGATGCAACGCTCTCAGATACCAGCTCAGGCCAGCTCCCACAGGCTTCTCAAAAGGCGTATAACGTCGCACAAGCCTCGGCAAACGCTAAAAAGATACTCCAAGGCACTGCACAGGCTCTATCTGAATCAATCATCCAATTTGGCCCTCTCATGGCTGATATTGTCATTAACCACATCACAGCTCCACAGGTAGACGAGATCACTGCAGGCGGTACTAGAACTAAATACCGAAAACTCACCCTCGAAGACCAGATTGTGGACGGCAAGAAAGTGTCAAAAGAGATTCGTTTCGATGAGAAATTGGTCGGAAAGTACATGAGTGAGGAGGATAAGAAGTATGCAAACCTCAAACTGTTAGAGGAAAGCGGTTATCCCGACTCAAAAAAGAGTATCCGCCGTGTAAACCCACACCTCTTTTCAAAGTATAAGTACTTGGGCCGTTTTGATGTAGAAGAGATGTTCCAGAAGAACCAGGAAACCATGCAAGCCTTGCTTACTAACCTCTACACGGTTGTTGCACAAGACCCTGTGGTAAATCATGAAGCTCTCACACGCAAGCTCATGCACTCATATTTCCGTGGTGATGCAGACGAACTCATACAGAAAACACCAGAGGCTATCCCTGGTATGCCACAGGCTATGGGAGCAACACCGCCACAGAGCGTACTCGGTGCTCAAGTTCAACAGAAACAGATTAGTACATCCGTAAATAGTGCAAACGTGGTATAATATAGCAGTTAAATAATACAATTATGGAAAATTTGAAAGTAGCAGGATTCACACTCGTAAACGCAGATAAGGTACAGCGTGCATTAGAGGGTCAACCAACGCCATCAGGTGAAAACAAAGGTGGTATTGCACGTCCAGACGGTTCATACGACGATATGGAACTCTTGGCAGAGTATGACCGCATGGGTGGACTCATTAAAAAAGGTACTGATAACCTCAAAGTAGGTTCTTTCTGGGATTTCAAAGCTAAGAAGCCTCACGCAGAGCCAAAGGTTGTGTTCTTGTACCGTGTAAACGGGCAGTTGATCGAGGTTCCCGATGGTTCGGAACTCCCTGGTCTCGTGAAAGCATCACGCATCTTGGCAGAAGCAAATGCCGAAGCCCAGGAAGAGGCACCTAAGAAGCGTAAATCACGAAAAGCCTAATGCAATCAGAGCAAGAAATACTCCAAAGAAGACTTGCTCAATTCCTTGTAGGGGATGTATTTAAAACCATCTCCTCGGACGATGTTCTTTCTCTCAAAGACGGTGTGTGGACTCACAAAGGTCTACCACTTTCACAAGGGCAGACGACTATCCTCAAAAGAGAAGCTGGTACTCTTGTAAAAACGTCACTCTACCCTGTTCTCCTGTCAGAGCTTAGATACCATGCACGCCTTGGCCTAGAAAAGGCTGAAACAGAGGCGGACATTATCTCTTCCAAGCTCCTTGCCTACTTTGTAGACGTAATAGAAAGCAAAGTGAAGAAGATCGCTGACATTTAATTACGAGCTGGTGGTTCGGAATAGGGCATAACGTGCCTTGCTCCGAGCCACAAGCTCCGTCCTGGCGTATCCAGATGCCCCGTCGAAAGGGCTTTATAAAAAAACTTCTACACGGAAGCAAAACGTGATGGACAAATGCCTGATGAAAACATCAACAACGACTCGACCGAAGTCACAGAATCGGAAGCTATCGAAACCGAAAGCGAAGAGGAAACTCCCAGCGAAGAAGGTGCAGAAAGCGAAAGTTCTTCGACAAAAACCGACTATAAAGCACTCTACGAAGCAGAAGCGGAACGTGCCGAAAAAGCACGCAAAGCGGCTGCCCGTGAAGCCTTCAAAAACCGTGAAGCGAAGCGTGAAGAGCCAGAAGCCTTTGAAGATGAAGAGGACAAACCTCTCACCAAAAAAGACCTCCAAGCTCTCCTCCTTCGCGAGCGTCAAGAAACAGAGCGTAGGCTCCAAGCCTCTCAAATTCGGGAGGTGGTAAGTACCCTCGCAGAAACAGAAGACGAGGCACGCTATATCACTGAGATTCACAAGAACCGCACATGGCCCGAAAGCCTTTCCCTAACGGAACAGCTCGAAGAAGCCCATGCGATTGCGAATCGTAAGCGATTGGTTGCTAAAAACACGGAGCTAGGACGTGCCCTTAGAGGTAAGGATGGTGCTCTTAAAACAGTAGTATCCACTCAACGTGACGGAGTAGAATCACCTACGCCAAAGATTGCATCAGAAATGAGTGCATCTCTCAAGCGTGCAGGATTCACCTACGATACGAAGAGTAAATTGTGGACAAAGAAACTCCCTACGGGAATGATTGTCTACAAGAACCTCAAGACGGGCCAGATCCAGCCTTTGAAGAAGTAACTAGAGTAGTTTTTATACGTTCGGGTTACTACGCTTATTAGCAACGCTCCTCGAAGGAGCTTCGTAACCAAACCGAGAAGGCCAACATAATAGTTGGTGTAATTCTCGTATCAATTTATGGCAAAAGCAGACTTACAAGTAATTGGCCCAAACGCAGCATTTGGTCGTTACCTCGTTGCTGGTGGAACAGCTATCCAGGCAGGTGAACCTCTTCACGGACTTGCAACGCTTTCCAGTGGTATCTCTTCCGACAACACTATGGTATTGGCGGCAGCGGACACTCCAGTTATCGGAACGCATCGCTTTGGTGGAATCGCCCTCGCACCATCAAAGAACGTAGCGGCAGGAACGGTAGCAGAGCAGTTCCTCAACACGGCAAACCCAGTTCCTTACGTTGGTCGTATTCGTGGAAAGGCGGAGACGGCGGCATCGGTAGACACACTCACCGAGCTTGCCCTTCTCATTCAGGACGTAGTTCTTATTGACTACGCAGCAACAGGTGCAGCAGACGGCGGACAGCTCTACACCATTAAGGAAGTAGGTTCCGCAGATACTTCAGGTCTTGAAATCGTAGGTGGAAACATCGCTCTTTCAACGCTTGATGTGACCGTTGCTGCCCAGGCTTATCGTCACGACGTATCTTAATAGTGCTTAGTGCGTAATTAACAACTAATTCATTAACAAAAATGAACCCCGTCGGCGGCCATACATTTGGACTTTCTCCAGATGCGGCACAAACAGAGATTGACTCTGTAGCATGGGAGACATACCAGCGCACTCAACAGCCTGGTTACCTCTCGGCAACAGACTCTTTCTACTTTAAGCAGAGCGAATCATCACTCCTTGGTTACACCTGGGATGAGGATTCAAACCTTGGTGCATTCGTTGAGACAGACGAGCAGGAGACTATTTCTGACACTGATACTTTCATCGGTAACACGAAGACAGTAACGATGCAGAAGTGGACGAAGCAGGTACCTGTTTCTATGGAGGCATTTAAGGCGGACGCAGTAGGCAAGCGTGCAAAAATCGGATCACAGATGGGTGATCGAGCACGTCTTACCCAGGATAAGAAAGCTATCCTCAACATCTATGGTGATGCTTTTGCAGGTTCAGTTAACACAACTCCTGATGGTGATGCATGGGCTTCAAACTCCCACACGACCCTCAAGAATGTGACGGTTGACAACCTTGAGACAGGCGCACTCAACGCAGATAACCTCTGGACAGTTGTGCAGTCTCTTGCAAACCAGAAGGCACAGGACGGTGAAGCAGGTTCGTATGTATTCGAGGGTATCTTGGTTCCTTTCATTCTCTACAAGACTGCAAAGGAGACTATGGAATCAACCTTGGTTCCATTCTCGGGTGAAAACCAGGTGAACTTCTTTGACACGGTATACGGAACAGTTCGTATCGCCGCTTCAATCTTCCTTGGCTCAACGTACAACACGAACTTGAACGCCAACACGTCGTACCATGTTTTGTCTTCACAGCACATGGCACAGCGCAAGGTATTCATGGGCCTTACCACAGACCTCATTGATCCTACCAAGACTGCAAACGACTCATGGGCATACCGTGGTCGTTTCTTGGAACGACATTTCCCAGAGTCGTACTCGGGTTATGTAGGTAGCAACGGAACAGCTTAAATTATCATCGCTAACTGCAACCAAATCTTATGGAAAAAGCAAAACTTGCCCTTGGATTGGCCCTGGTTGCGGTGGTAATCGCAATCGGTGCTTACTTCTACCCACAGACGACTACCATCGTTCGTGAGGTAGCCTCAGAACTCGGTGCTTCTGGTACACGCTTTCCTAACGGACTGAGTACTGACACCACTTCACCTATAGCCGGTGAGCTTCGCACAACGACGCTTACGGTTACAGGAGCTAGCATCTTCACAGGTACTATCGCTACTAATGGCCTTGTCACGGTAAACGCAGGACGTGTCGATAGCTACCCGCTCTCAACATCATCGTCGGTTTCGATGACTCTCAAAGAGTCTGACTTGCTCTACGCCAGTGTGGTGGATGACGTGTCGGGTGCAGCAGCAACCAAGACCATCACTTTCCCTGCAACATCAACTCTTACGACATTCATTCCGTCGGTTGGAGATGTGGCAACACAGTGTTGGTCAAATGCATCAACGACAGCAGCCGCAACACTCACCTTTTCAGCTGGCACAGGAATTGACCTCGAAGTGGCAACCTCTACTAACCCTGGAGGCGGTGCCTTCGACCTTATTCTCGCAGCAGACAACATGGGATGTTTCACTTTCATGCGAAAGTTGAACACCGATGTTCATGTCGGATTGCTTGAATTCGGAGACGCAGATTAGCCTCTTGGCTTCGCTCACTCTTTCAGGGAAACTTGGAAGGGTGCGACGAGGCCGAGATTATTAAATAAATATCACAATGAAAAAAACAGTAGCGTTCGTGGTGGTAGTTCTCTCAATCTTTGCAGGGTACTTCTACCAGTTGTTCCAGAATCAAGATCAATCTCTTGGTGCGGCCTCTAATCAGTTGCCGACGTTCTATAGTGCTTCTTCTACGGTATATACGCTTACAACGGCATCACAGAGACTCCTAGCAACCTCTACCCAACCAAAGCGTCTAGCGGCCACCATTCAACCTATCAGCTGTACTGGTGCTCCATCGGCAATCTTCCTCAATCTTGGGCGTGACGTAGCAGCTACGGGTAACTCGGGGCTTGCGGTATATGCTTCAACAACCATGAGCATGTCGGACTACACAGCAATTCCAGTAGTAGTAGGTTCAGTGCAGGGCATTACGGCAGGTGGTACATGTACGGTTCTTGTCACAGAGTGGCGTTCACAGTACTAACTAACGCAATAAAATGAGCTTCACGATACAACAAATTGACTCGCATCTCATTGGACTTTCTCACACGAGTTCTCTGGGAAAAGTGCGTGCAAAATACCAGATGTATGAGCGTGTTGCTTCATTGTTCTTGCAAAAGGTAAAGCCACTTGAGACTATCCGCCTCGGCACACTTTCTTCCACAGTGCATGATGACGTGTACAACTATCCGCTTGTATCGGACTACAATTCACTGATTGACCTCATTCCGCAAGACAACAGAACGGCATGGGATATGGCCTTTCGCCGAAATTCAGCACCGTTTGATCTTGAGAAGGCTATCAAGGAAAAGACGGTATCCATAGAGGGTTCAGAAGGATCTAAGATCATCCGCATCAACTGGCGTTCACGACAGGGCAAGGTACTACACACCATGAACTCACTTACCGACAACGGAACGTGGAGTGCTGTAGGAAGTGCTACGGGCCTCAAGGCTAACACTATCTTCAAGGTATCGGGTTCAGGCTCCATTGAGTTTGATTTGGTTGCTTCTGGCGACGGTATACAGAACACAACCATGTCAGCCGTTGACCTCACGGACGAGGACGAGGTGGCAGATGTGTTTGCTTGGGTATATCTCCCATCAGCTCCTACTTCTATTTCGGCAGTGTGGGGTAATGACCTTACAACTAACTACTGGACTTCTACGGCACAGACGACACAAGCCGACGGTACAGCCTTCAAGGTGGGGTGGAATCTTCTCAAATTCTCATGGTCTAGTGCTACGGAGACTGGAACGGTTGCACCAGCTAGTGTTGATTCGTTTAAGCTGACGATAGCCAATGGATCAGCACTCTCAAACATTCGAGTGGACAACATCATGTTCTCTATTGGCAGGAACTTCGACATTAAGTACTACTCAAAATATCTCTTCAAAAATTCAGCAGGAACGTACATCTCACTACCAACCACGGATGATGATACCGTGTTAGTTGATAACGATAGCTTGCCTCTCTTTATCTTTGAGCTTCTAAAGGCTATGGCGCATCAGGTAGAGGGAACCGACAGTGCCTTTGACTTGAAATACGCACAAGGAGAACTTGCAGACCTATACCCGTCTTTCCGTTCAGAATACCCAGACCAACGGAAGAAAACAGTGGGAAAAACTACTAGTGGCCCTAGATTCCAACGCTAAATGCCAACACGCTATTCACTCAGTGAAGAAACGCTCGGATACAGTACTTCGGTAGACGAAACAAACGCTGACAAACGTCTTCTTGTTACAGGTTCCCAGAACTGTTTGATTGACCGCAATAGAAAGGTGAAGTCACGCCCTGGCTTCACTCGTCTAGGAACGGGAAGTATTGCCGAAACACCTATCCGCAACGCTTTCACATGGTTTACGTCTACTGGTTCAGAGCTTCCTCTACGCTTCTATTATGACGAGTGGGAGGTGTACCTTGGAACGGTAGATACTACTGCTATCAACGCTTGGACACGTTTTACCTCAAGCCGAAGTACCACAGCAATTCCTAGGGGGGCTTTGTTTTTTGATACAACAGAGAACATTGACGAGATGATTTTCGTAGAGGGAACCGATGACCTTATTGAGTGGAGTGGTGGTGTTGCGGTTGTGTCCTCAATTACAGGTACAACCATAACGAAAGCTGGTACAACTACGTTTGCACAGAATAGATTTTATACGTCGGCTAATAAGATTGTGACGTGCGTTCGGACGGGAACAGACTACACATACACAGGAGGCGAGGGGACGCTTACCCTGACGGGTATTGCAGACACTACAGGTATTGTTGCAGGGGATATTCTTGTGCAGAAGATCGTCACCACCTCGAATAAGCCAGAAGCAAACCGAAACAACCACACCATTTACTCTTTTGAGAACCAGATACTCGTAGGTTCAGATGATGCTAACGAGGTGTACATTTCGCAAAACGATGACTACGCTGACTTCTCGTTTGCTAGCCCACGGCTTGCTGGTGAAGGTGGTTTATTGACGCTAGATGCCCCTGCCAATGCTTTTGGAACACTAGGGCAGTATGTTGTGGTGTCGGCAGGTAGAAATTCATGGTTTAGGGCAAATTACGAGCAAATAACAGTATCTACGAGCCTTGCAGAGACTTTGAGGGTAAAGAAGTTAAATACAGGAGTAGATCAGGGGGCTTTGAACCAAGAGACTATGGTGCAGTTGGGTAACGCCATTATCTATCTTTCTCACGAGCCAGCCGTTCGCATGATTGCCGATCCAGAGAATCTAACGGGGACAGACCCTAGGACGCTCTCAAACCCTATCAAGGCGGACTTCGATGCGGAGGATTTCACCAATGCTTGTGCCATCTGGTACAAAAATGCCTACTATCTTTCCGCACCTGTAAATTCAAAGACGTACATCTTGGAGTTCGTGGAAGATGCCGACGGAAAGCTCAGGAGATTTTGGAATCCACCACAGATTCTTCCTTTCCGAGCTTTTTCTGTCATAAGTGAGGCCCTTAGTGGACATTCAAACGGAGTTCCCGAGACATACACAGCTTTTACGGGTACACATGACATCGTACCTAACGGAACAGAAGGGAATCCCGATGATAAACTGCCCTACAACGTTATTATGGCTTTTGCGTATAACCTATACGGCGATAGGGCCAATCTTAAGAGTTTTGACGAGTATTTTGTTGAGGGAGAGATAACCCCCAACACAACAGACGTACTTCTGACGCTCAATCTCGATTTCGGAGGCTCTACGATTGTGTTAGAGCGAACTATAGACGGTTCCGACGAGGATATTCTTGAGGGCAACGTGGGCTTTAACTCTTTGGGCCAGACGAGCCTTGGAACTAATCCCCTTGGTGGACTTTTGAACCCACCAGACGATGCAAGAAAGTTTAATGTTACATTTGACTACCCAAGAGATGACTTCCGAATGCTCCAAGCCATTATTTCAGTGAACGAGATTGACAGGTACATAGCGGTGAATGCACACGGAGCTAATGCAAAGGCTTCACCACGGAAAAATATTACGCATCACAAGTAGGATTGTGGTATAATTATAACAACATGTTGAACACTTTTCTCACAAAAATTGCCTCAGCTCTAGCCATTCCCCTTGTTGCCGTACTTTCTCTTGCTGGATACAACCTAAATACTCCAAGTGTTGACAGAGAATTTGTGCAACAGGAAATTGCACGTCAACTGGGCGTTTCGGAAAACCTTGGAGCTGATGGCACTCTACCCGTTGCAGGTGCCACCTATAACCTTTCGGGAGCTGGTATTTCTTCTTCCGCAACGTCATTCACACTTGCTTCTTTCACGCTTCCGCAGAACGGGTATGCATTGGTAGATGCTGACGTTGCACCAGGCTCATCCTCTGCTTACTTTACATTAGAACCAGGGAACCGAACTCGGCAGGAAATTGTTGGTTGTACCACCGTAGCTCAAAACGCCGCTGGCACGGCAACCATTTCAGGTTGTACTCGTGGGCTTTCTCCTATACAGCCGTACACAGCCTCCACATCATTACAGTTTGCTCATTCAGGCTCGGCACAGGTAATACTTTCTAACCCCCCACAGCAACAGAATCTTTATGCTGCGAAGGACAACGACGAAACAATTACAGGTATCTGGACGGTAGCCTCTACCTCGCCTCCACGCTATGCAAACGTGCCAGTCGCACATCTTTCTGGTGCTGCGGCCTCCTCAACCGCAGAATTTGCCTCTGTTGCTTTTGTGCAGAACTCCTCGGCTACTGGGTGTATTGATGGATCAGAAACAGCCCAAGGGTGTGTAGAACTTGCCACACAAGGTGAAGCTGCTTCTTCCACCTCTTCTGGAACAGAAGCACGTTTGGTTCTCCCTTCATCAATGGCTACCGATACACCAAACGTTGCTACTTCACCTTCACGGGTAATTATGTCTGACTTGCTCGGCAAAATTAAGCAGGGGTGGCTTGACCTCACAGCATCGTTCGCATGGAGTGGTGTACACACCTGGTCATCTGCTGGCAATTACTTGTTCTCTAGTTCCGGTGCATTAGTTGGTGTTGGAACATCAACTCCACTCAAAGCATTTGAGGTCAGTAGCTCTGGTGTGTTCGGCGATAACGTACTTGCATCTTCCTTCACAGCCACTTCAACTGCAACTTCAACGTATGTAAACATCAAGGCATCAACTAACGCCACAACCACAAACCTATTTGTCAGTGGCGAGTGTATTGGTTGCCCAACGTCATATACAGCATCTTCAACTGTAATAGCGGTATCTACGGGTACAGTTACCTACACGGGTTCTATCCCCACAACAACAAATATGGGCATAGGTTCGTACACGATTACGGGTCAATCCGCAGGACAGGCGCATCGCGGAACTTTTACCTTTACCCGCTCAGGACTCACTAGCTTTATTCTTCACTATGCTGAGGGTACTGCTGACTCTGACCTAGCTACCTATACCTTTACGTGGTCAGGAAACAACGTATCTATCGAAGAAACAACCGATGCGAACACCAACACTTCAATAGCGGCCACTATTTATTGGTACAAGTAGTATGGACAAAGAAACCCTCATAAATCAGCTTAGCGGTGGAAAGGGCTACAGCTTTCTTACCTCTGAACAAAAGAACCGTGTAAACGCAACAGGTGTAACTCCAAATAACACGGCGGTAGACTTTCAGGGCAACTCCATGGGCAAGGCTTCTCCTGTTTCAGAGGTAAGCTCTCTTTCAACTCAAGGTGGTGTAGATACGCTTGGAAAAGCTCAAGCAACGTATGCACGCCTCACACCACCAACTCCACAGCCCACCACAGCTCCTACAAGCCCTGCTACGCCCACCGAAACACCAAAAGCATCAACGGGCAAGATAACACTTTTAAACCCAACTACGGGGCAGTCTGTAAGCTATGACGATGCTTCTCTTAACAGAGAAAACATCCAGTCAAACCTTTCTGCTGGCTTCCAGCTAGAGTCTGCATCAGGTGCGCTTCCTTCATGGTTTAAAACCACTCCTACAGGTGCCACGGTTCAGGCTCAAACACCCGAAGAGACACAGTATCAAAAGGATCAAGCGGAAGTTGAGGCGTACACAAACAAACTCAAAAACTTTGCACAAGAAGTCTCAAATGACCCTGCCTTGGTAAATCTACTTTCTTCTATTTCAGGGCAATTTGACCAGAGAGTAAAAGAAGCTGAACAGACTAACAAATCTCGCAACGCATCTATCGCAACCGCAGGTGTACGCCTCGGCTCACGCTATGCAGGAGGCTCCGCTGGTTCTATGGCTGGTATTATCTCTGCCGAAGAACGTGCAGGTCTTTCTCGCATAGACGACTTGAATACCCAGAAGCAGACCGCACTCCTTGACGCACGAACAGCTTTTGAGACAAAGAAGTGGGAACAGTATTCAAAACTAGTAGACCTTGCAGAAAAGAAGGCTGTAGAGAGTAAGAAGGCTGTTGTAGAACTCAACAAGAAGATTGTAGAGGAAGACAGCAAGAGAAAAGAACAGAATCGTCTTTCAGATTTAAGCACTACCGTTGCTGGCCTTATGAGGAATGGTCTTACTGACCCAAAGGACATAATTACTCTTGTAAACGAAAATGGTGGCAATTTGACTGCGAAAGAACTCAATGAAATGACCGATGTATTTGGACTTGATGAGAATAAAGATATTGGTGAAATTATTAAAGATGCTGGAAAGAATGGTGCGCCACCAGAGGTAATTGATGCTATTAGTAAAGCCACCAACCTGTCGGAAGCTGTTAAATCTGCTGGAACTTACTTACAAAACTCCCCTACTGCTTCTGGAATTGTTGCCGAGTATCTCTTCTACAAGAAACAGCAGGAAGAGATGGGTAAATCAACCCTATCTTTTGACGAGTATCAGAATGTTGACGTGAACAGGAAGAAGTCTATCGCTTCTGCCGCCAATGCTGCTGGACTCACCTCAACCATGACAAACACGGCACTTAAACTCTCGGACGATTATGAGTCACGCTCAAAAGACTTTTATACAGCCCGTGATGCCTACAACAGAATCCTCTCATCAGCACAAGACCCTTCCGCTGCCGGTGACTTAGCCCTCATATTCTCTTACATGAAAGTACTTGACCCTGGTTCAACCGTTCGAGAGGGTGAGTTTGCTAACGCTCAAAACGCAGGAAGTGCGTGGGATAAAATAGGGGCACAGTACAACAAGGTCGCTAGTGGACAGAGACTCACGGAAAAACAACGAGCTGATTTTGTGAAACAGGCTGGCAATATATTCAATTCTGCAAAGAAACAGCAGGATTCTACCGTAAAAGAATTTACTACTCGTGCTGGACAGTACGGTGTGCCCACAAACTTGGTTGTACGGAGCACCGATCCAAATCCAGGGGCAACAAGTAGCGGTGAAATTGCACAGATGTCAGAGGAAGCATCAAAAAGTTCTGTTATAAACTACGCAAAGAGCAACACAACCTATCAATCACAGATCAAGCAGATGCTTGCCGACGGTGTTCCTTATAGCAAAATACAGAAAGCGTTAAATATCCAATAGTATGGAAGATCAAGAAATCCAAGCTCTGCGTGAGAAATATGGAATAACGCCACAGGCCCAGCAGAAGCCTAACGTTCAAGCTACCCTTGATGAATTTGATCAACTAGTTAAGCCAAACTCTATTATAAACAATCCCCGTCAACCCCAGACTACGCTTGAAAAGATTGATCCACTTGTGAATCTCGCACAGGCAGGGATTGGTGCAGCAAAAGGAGTCGCTTCAACGATTGCCTCTGTTCCAAAGGCAGTTGGTGAAGTTGGGCAAGCACTCTATGAAGCTGGCCCGCAGAAACAATCAGCAGAATCACAGAAGACTCTTTCTGATTCTTCTTATTCACTTCAAAAGTATATTAAAGAGAAAAACATCCAACCAAGTGATCCACGGTACGAAAAGTATCAGAGCATAATTAAGAGTAACCAAGATTTAGCCAAGGAGATACAAGGAGAAGAGGAGGCTGGTAGGGCTGGTATAGATGTCATGGCAAGTGCCCAAGAAACTTTTAAACCAGCTAACACGGCCCAAAGTATTGGTTTTTATGGTGAAAAGTTGGCGGAGTTCATGACTCCAAGCAAGCTGGTTACAGGTGTTAACAAGGCAGTGAATGCTGGTGTTTCTGGCTCAAACCTTGTAAAAAACGCTGACAAAATTATTCTAGCAGCAAAAGAAGCAGGTGTTGCTATTCCACAGGGTGCAAGACTTACAAAGGCACTTTCTGAACTTACAAAGGTCGGTTTACACACAGTGCCAGAAGCAACAAGTGCCTATCTTGTTTCTCGTGCTCAAGGTGCAGACCATGATGAGGCTTTGAGTAATGCAAAGTGGGCTGGAGCAATATCTGGCACCATTGGAACCGTATCACTTGGGGCTAGCCAAGCTGGTGAGTCATTCAAGAACGCAGCAAGAAAGCTATACCAAAGTGCCCTGAAACCGTCTATGGCAAAAGGAGCACCTCCAGCAAAAGACATTGTTGAAACAGGGCTAAAAGAGGGTATTAGGTTGAGCAACTACGGCCTTGAGAGAACTGCGCAAACTATTGATGCTCTCGAAGAATCTCTTGGTAAAGTTATCGACGACGCAGCAAACGCAACACAACCTCTTGTGCCGAGAGTTGCCCAGACCGTCGATAACCATATGAAGTCAGCAGGACAGGTATATGACTCTTTCACCAAAGGTACTCGTGCGTCCAAAGAAACAGTTCAGAGTCTCTTTGAGCGTGCAAAAACAAACATTGTAGATCAACTTGTGAAGTACGGAGAGAAGACCGCAGCGGGCAAGGTCAAAGGTATAGACGTTTCAAAATACAGTTCACTTGATGACCTCAAAAATGCCATTACTTCGAGTATTCAGAAGGGAGGCACCATTAAAACTTCTTCACTTAAATCTTATATTGACTCCGCCAAAGATGTCCTCGGGGAAACGGTGGACGTGGGCGGTTCACAAAAAGCCGTAGAAACAATTGATGACATGTTCAATTCATTTGTAAGGAAATATGGTGATGACATACCCGTAGAGATTGCCCAAAAACTCAAAACAAATACCTACCAAGTTCTCAAGAACTCGTATGGTGAGCTTGCAAATGGGACACGAGAAGGCATGAAACAGCTCGTCCGTGGCCTCAAGGAAGGAATCGTCGAAGTTGCTCCTCAAGCTGGTGAAATAAATGGACGATTAAAAGCCCTCTATCAATTTGACGAAGCATTAACTCGTGCAAGTACTCGTGTAAAAAACGCTGACTTGCTGGGCCTTGGAACAAAAATACTTGCTTCAAGTGACAATAAAATCGTACAGATAGCCAGTGCGGTTAATCAGTTTTTGGGTGCTCCGGTCTCAAAGTCTGGTGGTGCCGTGTATCTCTACAAGATAGGAAATTTACTTAAAGGACTTTCTGCGGGAGAGGCCACAGAGTTTGCTTCATCACAAACAGGTAAGAAGATACTTGAACGACTCACAGGTAAGACACTAACAGAACTTGCACCAGAAGAGCGTGCTTTGGCAAAGCAAATTACAGCGTACCTGGACGATCCAAGCATTGGACTTTCAATAAAAGAAATCAAGAAAATACCTTTTGATGACATGACGCAGATGAGCGATATAACCGACTATGTAGCCGGAAGCTATAAGCCAGGCTCAAAAGAGGCACAGAAGCTAGAGCTGGACGCTACACGTCTATGGGAGAAATATCTACCCGACAAGAAAATGCCTAAATCTCTTCAAGGCGTTGCTAACGAATTTGCACGTCAGCTCGAAATGAGGGGGTTCTAACCGAAGTCGTTAGGCGACATTACGGCGGCCCGTACCATGACTGCCACGGTGGCGATGATTGCTATAACGTAGATCATACGTTTACTTTACATTATCTAATAACTTCTGTCAAGTATTAGGCCGTCTTGACTTATCCACACCCCCCCTTGCACACTTAATACACTGGTATATACTAGTTACAGGACTGATTAGTAAAAAAGTAAAAAAAGTATGAAATCAAAAAAGTTCTTTAGTTCTCTCTCTAACGCCATTAACTGGTTCTCACACAAAATGTTGGTAGGTGGTGGTGCGGTACTTGTAATCGCAGTAGCATTCGCAATAGGTTCAGAGTTCAGCCCTAAGATGGTGTATGCCGTGAATACCGAGGTAAAGGTTGTAGAGGTAGAAAGTCCGTCGCCAGTTCTTGAACGTATTGCAGACTGTGAATCGGGTGACAGTGGCAAAAAGGGAACAGCTCGGCACTTTGACTTAAGCGGTCAGGTGATCATGCGTGGAAACACCAACAAAACGGTTGACGTGGGTAAGTATCAAATTAACAGTGTGTGGTTCTCACAAGCCTCAAAGCTCGGACTCGACCTCACTAAAGAGGAAGATAACCATGCATTTGCTCTCTGGCTCTACAAGAACAAAGGTACAGAAGATTGGTATGCATCGAAGAAGTGTTGGGCTAGATAAGTAACTAAAAACTAAATATGAAGCTATACACCCCAGGAGAAATCCTCAAAGAGGGATTAGTGAAGAACGCCGACGGCTCTTCTGCAAAGAACAAAGTCACTATTCGCAAGGCCATGGCCAAAATGAAACCATCAAAAGTGGCAACAATGTGGGGAATGGCAAACGGTGTATCACTGGAACAGATACAGAAGTACAACAAAAGCAGAATGCTCTAAAGACAGAGGCCCTCACGGGGGCCTTTTGTCGTTTCACTTGACATGCACATGCACAGGTGCATAATGTGCAAATGAAGCAAAATAACATGGTTCGGCTTCACACCTTGGTTCCAAAGGCTACAAAGGCTGATCTCAAGAGAAAGGCCAAAGTAGACAAGGTATCGGTGGGTGAAATTATGAGGAACGCTATACAGCGTGAGTTGTATGGTATAAAAAAGTAGTATGAATAAAATTACACAGTTCGCATTGGTTGCTGTCCTTATGGCAGGTTTTGGTTCTACAGTACATGCCGTTGAGATTCTCCCAGCAGGAAACGGTAACCCAGGTGCCGTTATGCAGGTATGGGGTTCGACAGGTGACAACACTCCTACGTTCAAAACAGGAGAAAGTGTTACTGACGAGGCTGGATTGGTTGATGTGTGTCCTTCATGGTATCCAAAGATGGGCTGTGCCAACATCACACGCACTTCTTACTACCGAAACGCACGCATTGATATTGCTCGTCAGTTGATCGCAAGCAATTCACTCTCGAAGTTCCCTTCATTCTCGTACTGGGCAAAGTTCGTTAAGTAATCCAAAAAAAGGAAGATAAAAGCACTCAGTAACATGGGTGCTTTTTCTTATATATAGCCGTGACGTGTGGTATAATTGTGGTACATGCCTTCACTCGCAGAAGCAATACGCAAGCGTAACTCTCAAAATATATCTCCCGAAGATATGCGCTCTTTTATTATCCAAACGGCAGAGGATGTTATCGCTCGAAGAGTAGATAGCCTCACAGAATACATTGAAGAAGAGGTTGAGTCCGAAATACGGGAAGTGGTAGATGAGATGATAAGCACACGCCTTACCGGCCCACAAGGTCCACAAGGCGAGCGTGGAAATGATGGGGATACCATTGTAGGCCCCGAAGGCCCTGTAGGCCCCAAGGGTGACTCTATCGTCGGCCCCGTAGGCCCACAGGGTCCAATGGGTGTTGGAAAGGCAGGAAAGGACGGTAAAGACGGCTCACCCGACACACCAGATCAGGTGGTTGAAAAAGTAAACAAAGCAGATAAGAAAATCCTACTCACGGCTATTGATGGTCTGGTAAAAGAACTAGACGTTATAAAGCGCACGGTTCGTGAGCGAGGAGGTGGTGGATCGTCGGGTGGGGGCGGAATGGGCCAGCCCCAGCACGAAACGAAGTCTGTAAGTAGCGCATCCACAACAGTGACCACCACAACACCTATTTCAGCAGGTGGACGTGCTCTATGGGTCTATTATCAAGGACAATTCCTCGTATATGGCACACACTACACCGTGGGAGCTGACAAAAAAACGCTCACGCTTCTCTTTACACCACAAGACAGTACCAGTATTGATATAACGTATATTAGATAAATGAAAAAACACGCTCTTGCCATTCTCATATCCCTTGCAACACTCCTTGGTGTTACTTCTTTTTCACAAAACGCCCTCGGACAGGCTTTGAGAATTATAACCCCGCCTCAAGGGGGAACTGGCATCGGATCTGTCACAGCAGGTGACGTAGGGGAATGTCTAAAAGTATTTGATGATGCACCTTTTACCTACGAGTTAGGCGTTTGTGGCACTTCTTCTGTTGTGAATACTGACAAGTTTGCCACCTCTACAAACAACATTGACATACAACCTAACGTGGGGCAGGGTCTTAACGTTTCGGCGTCGTCCACATTTTCGTCAATATTCAATGTAGGTGGTCTCTTCAACGCATCTTCCACCTCTCTATTCCAAAACATAGTTGCTTATTCATCTACGACACTTCAAAGATATACAGGGACGTTCGGTACTACTACCCAAGCCACCAGTACCACATTCCACATCTCTTCTCTCTTTAACTTCGGAGGGGACGTGTTTAGTGACCTTGTTGGAACAGGATTACAGGTAGTAAACGGTGTACTAGAAGCAACACTTGGTACTTCAATTGATATATCGGCGGAAACGAATCTGACCGCAGGTGACGGCATTACCCTCACGGATGATGACCTTGATTGTGACACCGCAACTTCGGCTATATTTGGGTGTCTTTCTTCCGCTGACTGGAGTGTGTTTAACAACAAAGTGTCTTCCACCTCACTTTCTGGTGCCTCGGTAATCTCGTACACCCCAGCTACAGGCGTAATAACTACCACAGGCGGTACGTTCGGTTCGGGCAACTACATCTTCCCAGGTGAATTACAGGTAAACAGCTCAACAACACTCCAAAATTTTACCGCAGTCAACGGTACTACCTCACAGGCAACCTCTACAGCTTTTCGTGCCACCACGCTTGGTGTTGGTACTGATTATATAAACGACATAACAGGAAACCAGCTTACACTCACGGGTTTTTCTCTGGGTGTTTCAGAAGGAGCAGGTTCGGGGCTTGATGCTGATACACTCGATACCGTGGACTCTGGTTCGTTCCTCCGTTCTGATGCCAGCGATTCCTACACTTCGGGGACGCTTACTTTTGATGCTGGAACGGCCCTTGACCTCAACACTACGTCACTTACGGTTGCCGATACTGCCATTGGATTTGATGGTGTTTCTACGGAACTCACCTTCACTGGCAATATGACGATGAATACCGATGACCTTGCGATCAACAAGTCTACGGGCCTTGTTACTTTACAGAATCTTCTTGTGAGCGGTTCCTCAACACTCCAAAGATTTACGGCTACCCACGGGACAACTACACAAGCTACGAGTACCTCACTTGCCATTACAAACCTCACCTCTGCTCTCGTTTCGAGCGCGGCAGACGGTAGTACCCTTGAGTACGCAGGAACGTCCTGTACCAACCAATTCGTGCGAGCACTCTCGGCCCTAGGTGTCGCAACCTGTGCGACGGTGGCTAATACCGATTTGGCCAACTCAAGTATCACGGTAACGGACGCAAACACCACCCTTACGATAGGTGGTTCTCCTGTTTCTCTTGGTGGCACTCTCACTGCAACTTTGAACTTGGCAAAAGCAAATACCTGGTCTGCACTACAGACATTCGGTGCAGGAGCTTCAACGACGAACTTCACATTCTCTGGGAGCCTATGGGGCGGAGGAAACTCAACTACAACTTCTAACGGCAATATATACTCTCAAGGCATAATTGCGGCTTCTTCTACCACAGGATTCCTGGGTGTGGGAAGTAACTTGACTCTCTCTCGTATCGGTAACTCAACCTATTCCACTGTTCAGCATCTACAGGACATCTTCCATTCATCTGGCTGGGTTTCAGGAGGAACCGTGGCAGATATTGGGGGTAATGCAATCAGTGTTTCTGCCGGTACGGGACTGATTCGTGCCACGGATTCGGCTGTGGCGCAAATATCGTATTTTGACTGGACAGCTTCAACTACCATAACCGTACCGCAAGGTGAAATACGCTATCTTGGTATTGAATATAACAGCGGTAGCCCTCGTGTGGCCTCAAGGACGGTTGAAAACTGGGACTTGAGTACAGATTTTCAACTTGGTTCAGTGGTGAATGAAGGAGGAACGATTCACATCACAACCAACCCACAAGCTGTGGGCGACCATGCGGCGAACATGATTGAAAGAGAGTACCAGACCATGCCTCTCGCACGAGATGAAAGAGCTGGTGGATTGATACTCGGTGAATCAGGAACACGAAACATAACGGTATCGGCAGGAGCACTGTGGGACAAACTTAACAGATACGCAATCTCGGCCATAGACACTTCGGTTTCTGGTTCTTTTGACACCTATGTCGGAGCCACAAAGTATCTTGGTGGACAAACACAATGGGACAACCTCTCATACAACAACGCTGGGACTCTCGCCTCAACAACGGTCAATAGATATAGCAACCTTTGGTTCTATATCGAATCTGATGGTGCGTTGCTTTCTCTCTATGGAACATCGAATACCGCTATCCTTGCCACTGCTGAACAGGAAGGAGCACCAGCAACCTTGCCAGTGCGATGCACTGTGGATTGTAAGCTCATCGGACGACTGACTTTCCAAGAAAGCGGAGCCACGGCTGAATTGATTTCCTCTGCCTTTACAGAGTCGTTTACAGCTTCCGCTATCTCAGACCACTCTTCACTTTCAAACCTCGCCTGGACTTCATCAGGCCATACTGGTACAGCAAATACCGTTCCCTACTTCACAACGTCAGGAATTGCGGCGGAGTTTTCCACCTCGACTCTCAACATCGGAGGGATAGCTAGTGGTATGTATTCGGCCATAAACACGTGGACAGCTGGAAACATCTTTACCTCTTCCTCGACGATTCTAAACCTCACGAGCGTTATATCAACGTCCACAAGTGCAACCACTACCAACTTCGCAGTAACTGGTTCAGCCACAAGTACGTTCGGTGGTGGCATAAGCCTCACAACAGGGTGTTTTGCCATTGGAACCACTTGTATTGGTGGTTCGGGCGGTACAGCCTCTTCCACGCTTCTTTCTGATAACAACACATGGACGGGAAGCAACGTCTTCAACGCATCTCCTTCAATCGGGGGACAAGTTAACGGCATATTGCTGGGTGGTTCAAATTGGTTGTATTCCTCTAGCACCAACGGAAGTACCGTACTTGGGCTAGGTTCATCTCCTGGTTCATATACAGTGGCAACAGCAAATCGTGACAATGTTGGGATTGGAGAAAACTCACTTAAGGCTCTCACTTCTGGTTTCTCAAACGTAGCCATTGGTAATGACGCACTCGACTCCCTAACAACAGGGAACAGTAACGTTGCGGTTGGTTGGACTGCGGGAAATACAGGTAGCTCGAACGCCCATTTGGGTGTTAGTTCGGGTGGTAGTGTGACTGGTTCTGGGAACATAACAATAGGTGCTGCTTCCGCCACCAACGTAACATCAGGTAGTAGCAACATCATTATAGGTGCCTACGTTAGTGCTCCTGTTGCAACCGATAGTTCCCAGCTCAACATTGGAAACGTTCTCTATGGAAGTGGTTTGTACAGCATACTTTCGGCATCGGCAGTTCCTACCGCTACAGGAAAGATAGGTATTGGAACAACAACGCCTTTCTCCACGTTTGCAGTGGCAGGAGGTTCGCTCCAGACGTATCCACTCTTGTCAATTTCAACCTCAACAGCCTCGGCAACATCAACCGCACTGATAGTAGATTCAAACGGGAACCTTGGTATCGGGACAAGTTCTCCTGGTTCTGCCCTTTCAGTATCGGGTTCGGTTCTCGTCAATAGCAATGCGACATCAACATGGCAAAATAGTGGTATCAATCTTACTGGAGGTTGTTTCTCAATAAATAACGTATGTATCACGTCAAGTGGTGCAGTTGCCGACGGTGGGCCTAATTCAAAGTGGGCTACATCTACCAATACAACGGACATTCAGCCCAATGCGGATCAAGGACTCAACGTGATAGCTTCGTCTACCTTTATGGGCAACTTGTTCTCAAAAGGCTCATTCTTTGCTTCAACAACCGCCCTCTTTACTTCGGGCCTTACTTCCTACGCCTCATCTACATTCCAAGACTTCACGGGTGTAAACGCCACCACCTCACAAGCAACCACCAGTAGGTTTGCTATAACAAGTCTTACGTCAGCCCTGGTTTCCACAGGTGCGGACGGAGGAACCTACGAATATCCAGGAACAGCATGTACCAATCAGTTCGTTCGTTCACTTAGTGTTCTTGGCATAGCTACCTGTGAGACTGTTGCAAACACTGACCTTGCCAATTCATCGGTAACAGTTAACGGTACGACAATTGCCCTTGGAGCTTCGGAGACTATAACTGCCGCTTCTTCCACACTCCTAGCGAATACCAACACCTGGACAGGAGGAAACATCTTCAACGGTTCGACTACGGCCCTTACGCTTTCAAGCGTTACTTCAACCTCTACCCATGCGACCTCGACAAATTTCAGCATTTCGAGTTTCTTTAGCTTCGGAGGCGATAGGTTCTCCGACCTCGTAGGGACAGGACTTGCTGTGGTAGGTGATGCGCTCACAACCACTCTTGGAACGGCCGTTGACCTTGCTTCGGAAGTTGGTGCAACCATCCTCCCTATCGCTAACGGTGGTACTAACAAGGCACTCACACTCTCAAACGGTGGCCTTATCTGGAGTGACGCTGATTCTTTCGAGGTTCTCTCGGCTAACGCAAACTCTGGCCTCTCACTGGTATCTGGTGGTGCTGGTACTCCTTCATGGTTTGCGCCTACTCTTGGTTCAATACTCTTCGCAGGAACCAACGGTGCTCTCACACAAAACAATCCGTCATTCTTCTGGGATAACACCAACTTCCGCTTGGGTGTAGGCACAACCTCACCTTGGGCACGCTTGTCACTCTCTGGGCTTTCGGCAGGAACTACTCCTATATTCGATGTTTCTACTTCGACTGCTACAGCCACAAGTAGCGTATTCACCATCGCCTCTAATGGTTTCGTTGGTGTAGGAACTACTAGCCCTAACTCACGCCTCTCAATTAACGGTTCTGCCTTCACTAAGGAATACAACCAAGCCACCTCTTCCCCAATGACCATTGACTGGGAGTATTCAAACCAACAACAAATTACTATCGGGGCAACGGGTGTGACCCTAAACCTCAAAAACGGAATGGCTGGAGGAACATATCGTTTGATTGCATGTCAAGACAAGGGAGGTTCTGACACTATCACCGTGTGGGATGCACAGATTCTCTGGAGTGGAGGAACGGCACCTACACTCACAAGTACCCAGAACAAATGTGACGTCATCTCCTTCTTGGCGACATATGGAACCACAACAGATGCAGGGGCCACAAAAAAGCTCCAATACTTTGGAGCCGTTAATGCAAACTTTTAGAGTATGAAGAAACTCTTTGCCACGGTATCAGCCGTCTCAATCCTTGGCTTCGGTATGCTCTTTAACGTATCTCAAACTCAATCACTAGAAGTTGGCATAGCAACAAGCACACCCATCTCCATTATTGAAACAGACTCTTCCTTCGGGGGTTCCCTCGTTGGGAAAAATGCGAAACAGCGAGCGGAGCTAAAGGCACTCGAAATCGCAAAGTATGACCTTCGTGGTAGATATACCATCGGAGAGTACGAAATCGAGATTGAGAGCCAGCAAAAAATTGATGAAGGGGTACAAGTCTACGCAAGAGCGTGGAAAAGTGGCGAACAGTTGGGTTTCGGTACGGACGGCACAGTTGATCTTGAGCGTTTCAAGATTTATAACCCACCCGTAATGGTATATGACACGAATGGAAATGTGACTAGAAAAGATGGGAGTAAACTACGTTTTGATCCTGTTCAGTCCATTAGGGAGGTACTTGTCCATACGATTGACGTCTCAAAAACTGTCAGGGGCAAAATAGTTTCGGGTAAAAGGGGCAATACGACATCTACCTTTTTCCCCGATGCAAATCCAGAAACTTCCACGGTTGATGGACATGTCCAAGCATATTGTACGGGATGTGCGTGGAGTAGTGTTATCGCTGGTACAGCAAGTCTGGCTGCACAAGATAGTGCTGCATCTGAATCAATGGGTGCCCGTGTTATAGGTGGAAACTACAACCTAGTGGTTCCTGTCATGCTATTTGATAGTTCATCCATACCAGATACAGACGCAATATCAACAGCAACACTCTCCATCTATACTATTGCAGGAGGAAGTAATGCGGACAGCATCACAGTTGCGGCATTCGGAATGACTACTGGCTCAAACACAGCTTTGGCCACAACTGATTTCGTAAATAGGGGAACGGTTAACTTTGGAACAGGTACGGTTTGGCCTTCAAACGCTTATAACGACTTCTCTCTCAACGCATCTGGGATTTCAAATATTAGTAAAACGGGTGTCAGTAAATTCAGTATTCGTGTAAGTCCAGACTACAATGCCGCTGCTCCCACGGGTGTAAACTTTACTGATGTTAAATACGCGGAGACAGCAGGAACGTCCAACGATCCAACATTGGTTGTCACACACACGGTATCTGCCTCCAACGTTATGAATTATTGGGGAATGTTTTAACCGTGTGGTATAATATCGGCATTATTATTTTACTAGTTTCATGCCAGACGTAGACCACGGCGAGATAATGCTTTTCTTGGGAAGACTCGATGGAAAACTCGACGGGCTTATCGGCCGACAGGATATTGCAAACGGGAGAACATCGAAGCTCGAAGACAGAGTTAACGACCTCGAAAGCACTAGGGATAAGCAATCAGGCGGTTGGAAAGTGGGAAGTATCCTCGGTGCTGGTATCTCCACGTTCGTTTATTTCATACTTAACAAGTTTGTACCCGGAAACTAAATGACCACAGAACCCTATTACGACAGCGAGCATGAAGTAATAGAGAAAAATGTTCCAGGTGGACTTCTTGACCTTCCTTTTGACGGAAATGATTACGCCCTGGGTTCTATTTTTAAACAGCCTGACCTCTCTACTCTCCCAGAATCCTTTTGGTAC